AGGTGGTGGTATATTTCATGAGATGATGCACCAAGCGTTAGAACTATATAACTACAATATGGTATTTGAAGAAGAGCTAATAACATGGGCGGAAAATGAAACAAAAGAAGTTTTTAAAATAATAAACGAGTATTTATGGAAAAGTTAGGAATGATTTTAATATATTTAGGACTCCCAGCACTAGGTATATGGTTATGGTATATATTAATACATTTTATAATTAAATTTTGGTAAACATGGAAATTCGAGAATTACAAAGACGTATTCACAAGAATGCAATCGACAAAGGTTTTTGGGACAAACCACACAACTTTGGAAATGATTTAATGTTAATCGTGTCTGAATTAGGTGAATGTATAGAAGCGCATAGATGTGGAGACTTCACCGATATGGAAGCATACAACGAGTTAATGACAAATGAAACGTACGATTTTGAAACGTGCTTTAAACGTGAGATTAAAGATACGATGGAAGATGAGTTAGCAGATGCTTTAATTAGAATACTAGACACCGCAGCAGGTTACTCAATAGATCTTCAAAAACATGTAGAACTTAAGATGTTATATAATGAGAAAAGAGAGCGCCTTCACGGGAAGAAATACTAAGTTCTCAAAACGAGAATTAAGGATAAAAAGAACAAAGTTAAGGGGTAATAAATGCCACTTTAGAAATGAAATTAATAAACAACTAAATAAAAATAACGATGATAGTAACTAGCGAAAAACAATTAAAAGATTTGATTGACAGCTTAAAAGCTGAACTAACAGGAGACTTGTTAAAAGATTGCGACATACAAGCTGAGATATATCATTTTAAAAAAGAACTTGCTAAAATACAAGGAATTACTATAGAGCAGTATGAGGATGATAATAGAGACGAATGCGAGGCTTGTGGGAGTTAATTACTCCTAACGTTTTGCGTGTATAAGAAGTGGCGGAATTAAAGCATAAAATTAACTTGAAAGCAATACGGTTGAATATAGCACAAATGTTTCTAAATGGCACGAACACCGCCATTTTTTATACACGCTGTTATATGCTGTTTTTTCTTTCGCAAATTTATAAAACAATGATAATATACGGTAGTACACAATGGGTTGACCCATCAGAAAACAAAGAATGGTATTCTTTAGAAGTAATAAACCAATGGGATTGGAAAACCGACCCTGTTTGTTTTCAGAATTTAAGCGGTCATTTAATTTCTTATTGCTTAAATAAAAATACAGCGATAAATGACACACAAGCAAAAAGAGAAAAAGTAAAAGACTTGACACAAGAAATTAAAGACGAACTTGTTAGAATGGGGTACTCTTTAAAATAGCATATAACGGCATCCGCTATGAGTAGTGGCGGTTTTAGAACTACTCACTTTAAATATAGCACAAATGACATTAGAAAGCACAGAACATCAAGAAAGCACTAACCCGCCATTACTTATAGCGAGTGTTAGCGGTAGTGTTTTTCGTCCGAAGAATGGACACGAACTACTGCAAGCATTGAAAGAAAATAAACAATGTGAGGTTGTAGATACCCACGCATTTTTAGCAGCCAAAGCGCTTGAAGATAACCATTGTGGTTTTTCATTTTCTTTCAAGCTGTCAAAATGGAATAAAGGTTGGGCAGGTTTTGAGCGGTCTTAACATTACCGCTAACAAAGAAATAAGCAATCGTTTTAATGTTGCTTATGGAATGTTATGAGTAGTTTAATTAAATTTAAAGAATGAAAATAGTATTAACCATAGAAGAAGACGAATTTGGAGATCTGAATTCTGAATTAGTAGCTGAAGATATACAAATATTAGAAGCTTTAGAAATAATAAGAGAAGCACAAGAGGAGCTATATTTAAGTAGAATAAATTTAAACTAAAAACAATGAGTGAAGTAAAAGGAACGATTAAAGAAATCAGACCAACACAAGTAGTAAGTGAGAAGTATAAAAAAAGAGAATTTGTATTAACCACAGAGGATAAGTACCCACAAGACGTACTATTCCAACTTTCACAAGACAACTGTGATCTAGCGAACACTTTTAAAGCAGGAGATAAAGTAATACTTGCTTACAATCTAAGAGGTAGAGAATGGGTAAACCCACAAGGTGAAACAAAATATTTCAATACTTTGGAAGTATGGAAAATGAACTACCAAGATGAAACAATGAAAGCGGTAGTAAAAGAAGAAGTACAAGAAGAAAATGTTGATCTTCCATTTTAATAAATAAATTACTATATTTGTAAAGCGCACAAGGGGTAGTCGGCCAAGCGAGGTGTTACCCCTTTCTAATTTAAACTATATGACAAACATTATAATTAGTCTTTTCGTAGCCTTCATAGTTCACCAAGAACTTAACTTCGGTTACTATGTTAGAAAGTGGACAGGCACAAGAATAAGTAAACCAATTAAAGTACTAGACTGTTTTCCATGTTTCAGTTTTTGGATCTCAGCGATAATAAGTTTATACACTCAAGACTATCTAACACCATTGGCAGTCTTTTTAATAATAAAGTTTTATGATAATAAGTAAACAAGCATATGAGTCTTTTTTAAAGGTAAAGGACTTAATCGATAAGCCACAAATAAAGTATACTAATGAACAATTCTTATTGCTTTCAGAGGTATATGCAGAGATAACAAAGAAGCCTCTTACAAAAGGATGTGCAGGATGTCTTGAAACAGGTTTAAAGATTTTAAACAATTGGATGAATCTATTTGAAGAAGCTACAAGACTAGCGTATGAGACTCAGGAAGTGATTAAGAAAGTAAGAAAGCCAAGAAAACCAAAAGCATGAAGCAATGGGAAGAACAAAGCTAATAGAAACACCTGAAATGCTTTGGCAAATATTCAAAGAGTATAGAGAATATGTAAAGAGCAGACCAAGGACAAACCATGTATTTGTAGGTAAAGACGGTAACGATGCAAGGCAAGAACTTGAAAGACCACTAACAATGGAAGGATTTAGAGTGTATTGCTTTGAAAATCATAGTTGTGTAAAACAATATTTTGACAATCCAGATAAAAGATACAATGATTATATTACGATCTGTTCGTATATAAAAGATATAGTTCGCCAAGATCAGATTGAAGGTGGTATGGTCGGACAATACAATGCTAGTATTACACAACGTTTAAACGGATTAGCAGAGAAAACACAAAACGAAAATAAGACTGTAGAACGATTCGATTTCGATGTCAACGATTAAAGGATATAAGCCACATTTAAAGCAAAAAGAAATACATAACTCTATAATCAATGAGAGTTATAAATATTACATTCTAAACATAGGTCGCCAATTCGGTAAAACAATGCTAGGTATTAACCAAATGTTATATTGGGCTATCAATCACAAAGGGTGTAATATTGCGTGGGTTACACCTATCTACAAGCAATCAAAGAAAGTATTTGATGAAATGGAGAAGGTCACGAAAACGAGTGGCCTATTCGAGTATAATAGATCTGACTTAACGATAACAGGTTTTAATTCTCAGATTCAATTCTTCTCCGGTGAACGACCTGATAACATTCGAGGTAATACGTTCGACTATCTTATAGTAGATGAGATGGCATTCACACGTCCAGAGTTATGGAGTGAGGTACTTTCTGCAACTGTATTAGTAAAAGGTAAAAAAGTAATATTTATATCCACACCAAAAGGTAAGAACCACTTTTACCAATTAAGTCTACAGCCTAATTATGATAATCGATATAAGTACTTCCATTATTCAAGCTATGACAATCCAATGATTGATGCAGAGGATTTGGAAGAAAGGAAACGATCTTTACCTAAACATATCTTTGAACAGGAATATTTAGCGAAGTTTATAGACAATGCAAGTGGGTTATTTAAAAACGTAGATAGTTGCGTAATTAAGACCGCTGAACGTACGCAAAAACTATTCGGAGGGTTAGATATAGGTAGAGCAGATGACTACACTGTATTAACGATTCTAAACAAAAATTACCAAATGGTATATGTTCAAAGGTGGAGACAACAAGAATGGAGTAAAATCATTGATGAGGTCGCAACTAAGATTCGTGAGTATAATGCTGAGATATTTGTTGAGGTGAATAATCAAGGGGACGTATTTTTCGAGATGTTACAGAATAAAGTATACAATAACGTACAGCCTTATGTAACCACAACAGCAACCAAACCAATTATGATTGAAGATTTAGCAGTTCACTTTGAAAATAAGGATATAGGAATACTAAATGAAAATTGGCTAGTAGATGAATTAAATGCATTTACTTATATTTACAATGAAAAGACTAGAAGAGTGCAATATGGAGCTCCACAAGGCGTACATGATGACGGTGTGATGTCGTTGGCACTTGCAGTGCAATCAATAAAGAAAAATCAATATGGCTATTTTGAAGTATATTAATATTAAGGCACCGAAAACATTAAACGACTTAAGGATAAAACACCTTAAGGCTTTGACAAATGAGAAGTATCAAAAAGCTATGGATTTGGGTACTATCATTGAGTTCATTTGTTTAATAACAGGGGCTAAAAGAAACGATTTAAACAAGGTTAATATATCGGAGTTAAGAAATATACACGAACACTGTATAGGTTTGTTTAAAGACTTTCAATTGACAAAACCAAAAGAAGAAATAACAATCAATGGAGTGAGTTATTTATTAGTTGATCCTTCAAAGGTTGGTATTGGTTGGCACATTGATATTAGTAACTCAGATTTACAAAATGACCCTAGTAGACTTGCTAGTTTAATGTATATCGAAAAGGGTACGGTTTACGGGGAACTTGATGAGAATCTAAACATGAAGTATAGCAATCAAGATCGGGCTAAAATCTTTGAAGAACATTTACCACTTCCAGACTATCTTAACTTAGTTAGTTTTTTTTTGCGGCAATCAATCGAATTAATGAGCAATTATACGGTAAACAAGAAGACGAGGACAAGCCTACTAAAAGCAGTGAGAGGTTTGTTTGGGAGAAATTAATCCACTATCTCAGCAAAGAATATAATCAAACGTGGGAGCAAATCGTTAAATGGAATATATTTACTTTCAATCATAGGTTAAAATTTATTAACTTTACCAAACAAGAAGAAATAAAGACGATCCAACGTGAACGAAGGTGATATAGCAAAAGGTTTAGACTTTGGTAGAGCTGAAGATATTTTAAAGAATACTTCCGATAGTCCTATGACTAATCTATTGCTACAACTCACAAATGAGTTAATAGCAGACTGGCGAAAGCAATTACAAGTACCTAATTCAAAAGGTCACAAACCATACGCAACGGGAGACTTAACTCAATCATTCCAACCATTAAAACTTTCAGAAAGCGAGATAGCAACTACAGCCGCACCACATTGGAAGTATATAAATTACGGTGTAAATGGTATTAAGGTAAATAGAGGCGCACCTAAACACGGTTCAGCTCCAAAAGGTAACCTATCATTTTATCAAGCTATTTACAAATGGATAGGGGATAAAGGTATAGTACCAGATGATAAAGATCTAACACGTGAACAATTAGCAGGAATGATAGTTAACAGTGTTAGAATGAAAGGTATTGAAGCCACTCACTTCTTTGATAAGGTACTAACAGAACAAAGAGTTGATGAGATGTCTCAAAGAGTTAGCGACCTTGTAGGAGCAGCAATAAAAACTATGATAATAAAACCAAAATAAATGGCAGTAACGATAACACAAGAACCTGATAAGTTTACACCTTCGGATAATCCAATAGTGTATGAATTTAAACAACCTCTAACAGCTAGCGGAAACCCAAAGTATAATGTTTCATTCGTGGTTAAAGCGTTTATTAACGGAGCGGAAATAGGTACTTTTGAGGCATTCCCTGAATTAGTAACTAGTGATTTTTACGGAAAAATAAATTTAAGTGATAAGATTCGAGGGTATATAACTAATCATTCGGTGAGTTCTGTAGGTGGCTCTATTTCAGTTCCGTTCCTATACGACACGCAGAATTACGTGGAAACTCATATAGAGATTCAAGAAAAGTACTCAGTATTTGCTGATGTAGATCCTGAGATACAAGTCGCAGTAACTACTAGTAGTAATACTATAGCTTTTAAAGGATCTTTGAGTAGAAGTGAATTTAAAGTATGGGACTATTCAGAGTATAAAAAGGGTGGTTTATCAAAACAATTCTTAACCAATAGAAGTTTTACAAGTGCCTATGGTGTTACTTCATATACAGCAACAGAAAAAAAAGGAGATACAACTATACTATCTTATTTTGATAATAGTGATTTAGATACACCAACTAGTTATTATGTAAAATTTATTTACCAAATACCAAGTGGTAACGTTACACAAACAAATTTATTCGATAGCGGTAATCAAGGATCTGTTTCTGCGATTAGATTCAATTTACAAGAACAACTAGATTTAGGACTTATCACACAATCTACTTATGACAATTGCACAGGTGTAATCATAGCA